ATGGCGAGGGAATCGTCACAGGCGGTACGAGGGAATCTGTCATGGAAGGAACGCCATTCCACTTGGAAGGTGTCGCTACTAACTGGGCTAACTGCAAATACTCAGCACGATATGATGGGACAGTGAGCGGTAAGTTATGAAGATTGCTTTAATTACAGATCAACATCTTGATGGACGTAAAGGTTCTTTAGCGTTTTGGAATTACTGGCAGAAATTTTATGACAATGTATTTTTTCCTACTCTAGAAAAAGAAGGTATTACAACTGTTATTGATCTTGGTGACACGTTTGATAACAGGAAGACAATGGACTTCAATACTTTCAACCGAGTTGCAACTAACTATTTTGACAAATTAAAATCTTATAAAGTACACATGTTGTTAGGCAACCATTGTGTATATTATAAGAACACTAATAAAGTAAACTCGCCTGAGTTATTACTTAAACAATATGATAACATTACCATTTATTCGGAACCTAAACATCTGAAACTTGGTAGTAAAAATTTTCTAATGCTTCCTTGGATTAATAGGGAAAATCAAAAAGAAATTTTTGAGTTGCTTGAAACTAGTGAAGCAGATGTTTGTTGTGGTCATCTTGAACTTTCCGGTTTTGAAATGAATCCGGGATTTCTTATGGATCACGGAATGGACCCTAAATTATTCCGTCGTTTTAAACGAGTGTGGTCTGGACATTATCATCATAAATCCACCAAAGGTAATATTACATACCTAGGTAACCCTTATCAGATGTTCTGGAATGATTATAAAGACACTCGCGGATTCCATATCTACGATACTGAAAGTGATCGACTTAAGTTTGTCAGAAATCCGTATGACATCTTCGACAAGATCTTCTATGATGACACCAGTGTTGACTACAACAAACAAGATGTGTCTGGTTATAGGGACAAGTACCTCAAAATTGTCGTCAACGAAAAACGAAACTACCAAATGTTTGAAACATTGGTTGATCGTCTTTACAACGTAGGAGTCCACGATGTAAAAATTGTAGAGACCTTAGTTGACACAAACGATATTGATGATGTAGAATTAAATACTAAAGATACTTTAACTTTATTGAGTGAGTACATTGACGAAATTGAACTTGCAGTTGATAAAACTGAACTCAAAAAATTAATGCAATCTCTCTACATAGAATCATGCGGAGTTATGTAAATGCATGTACATTATAACCCTTAAAGATTTCCCTTCGGGAATATTTTCAGTATTTGATGATACTAAAAATCGTATCATTCCACTTTTTGAGCATCAAGATGATGCTACAAGATATCTTCTTCAACTAGAACTATCAAATTCTACTCCTGAGTTAGAAGTTCTTGATGTTGAGCATGAGATTATTGTGGATGCATGCAGAAACCATGGGCAAAAATATTCTATAATTTCTTCTGACGATCTTATTATTCCACCTGACGATTTATACGATTAATGATTATTTTTAAAAAAATTCGTTGGAAGAATTTTCTCTCGACGGGTAATGTATTCAGTGAAGTTAATTTACAAGCATCAAAAACTAATTTGATTATTGGCAGCAACGGAGCAGGTAAGAGCACCATCTTAGATGCTCTTACTTTTTCTTTGTTTGGAAAACCATTTCGTAAAATTAGTAAAGCTTCCTTAGTTAACAGTATTAATGAAAAAGATTGTTCAGTTGAAATTGAGTTTCGTATTGGTAAAGTAGAATATAAAATTGTCCGTGGTATCAAACCTAATAAGTTTGAAATATATTGTGACGGACAACTTTGGAATCAAGAGAGTTCTTTAGTAGAACAACAAAGAAATTTTGAGGCAAATGTTCTCAAGATGAATTACAAATCATTCACGCAGATCGTGGTGCTTGGTTCATCGACATTTGTTCCTTTTATGCGATTGCCTATTGCACAACGTCGTGATATTATTGAAGACATTCTTGATATTCAAGTATTCTCTACAATGAATGTTTTATTGAAAGATAAAGTTCGGGAGAATGGTGATGAAATTAAAGACATTGATTATCAAGTTCATCTCCTAGGAGATAAGATTGAGATTCAAAAAAAATATATGCTCGAACTTGAGAAGAGAACTCAAGAAGAGATTGATAAAAAAGAAGAAAAGATATTCTTATATAAAAAAACTGAACTGCAAGGTTCTGAAGATGTAGTTGTTCTAACTAAGCAAATCAGTAATCTTAATAAAGAAATGGAGGGGTGTAAAACTTCTAGTGAAAAACTGAAGAAGTTAAACACTTTTCTTATTAAAGTTCAGGGTAAATTAAAGACATGTAAAAAAGAACATGAGTTCTTTGAGAACAATCATGTATGCCCTACATGCACTCAAGAACTTTCTGAAAGTTTTCGTGATGAGAAATTAGAATCTGGAAAAACTAAAGTTGATGAGATGCTTGTAGGATACAATGATATCCTCGCTGCTATAGGAGAAGAAGAAGTTAGATTTAATAAATTCACTGAGTTATCAACCCAAGTAAATGATATTAACACTACAATCTCACAAACAAATTTTCAACTAATAACAATTCGTAAGCAAGTTGAATCATTACAAGATGAGATTAAAGAATTGGAAGGAAGTACTCCCGATAAAAAAGCGGAGTATAATAAATTAGAAGGTCTTGTTAAAAGTAAGAAAGAATTAAACGCAACTCTAAGCAATAATAAAAAAGATCGAGACACACTTTTAGTGGCATCGCAATTGCTGAAAGACAATGGAATTAAGTCAAGGATTATTAAAACATATCTTCCAACGATGAATAAACTCATCAATCAGTATCTTCAGAGTATGGACTTTTATGTCAACTTTACCCTAAATGAGAACTTTGAGGAGATAATTAAGTCTAGGTTTAGGGATGTGTTTTCTTATGATTCGTTCAGCGAAGGAGAGAAATCTCGTATTGATATCGCTTTGTTGCTTACTTGGCGTTCTATTGCTAAGCTCAAGAATTCTGTGGATACTAACCTTTTGATTCTAGATGAGATCTTTGACAGTTCTCTTGACCAGCAGGGAGGTTCTGATCTAGGATGGATTCTTCGCAACTTTGATGACAATACTAATGTGTATGTGATCAGTCATCGCGACCAATTAGAAGGAAAATTTGAGAGAACTATCACAGCAGAGAAAGAAAAGAATTTCTCCGTGATCCGAGAGACAGTTTCTGAACTGGACTAGGGGTGCCTTCGGGCACCCTTTTTTTGTATATACTATATGCATCAACGCAACGGTGTCATGAATCAAGAGATCAAAGGAAACCTTGCTCGCCTGCTTGCCACAGAAAATTTAATTGTAGAGCACCTCAAAGTCAGCACAGCATCGTTTGATGTAGATCGCCGTGTCTTGACTCTCCCCAATTGGGACCGTGCTTCCAGCACTGTATATGACATGCTGGTGGGTCATGAGGTTGGTCATGCCCTATTTACTCCCAATGAAGATTGGCGTGATGTTGCTGATTGCCCTAAAGATTTTGTGAACGTCATTGAGGATGCTCGCATTGAAAAATTAATGAAACGTAAGTATCCTGGTCTGCGTAAATCTTTTGCTGGTGGGTATAGAGAATTAAACGATCACGATTTTTTTGCTATTGCTGATGAAGATGTCAGCAAGTTCAGTTTGATTGACCGTATCAATTTACATTTTAAAATTGGTGCTAGTGCAATGATCCCCTTCTCTATTGAAGAGAAAGTATTTGTTGCTCGCACTGATCTTGCAGAAACTTTTGAAGAAGTTCTGCAGATCGCTGTTGATGTACATCAGTTCAGCAACAAAGTTGAAACTCCTATGACTCATGAGGAGATGCTTGAAGAGGCAGCGAAGCGTGAAAACGAAAATAGCGAAGACACTGATAACGAGCAATCAAATGCTGAAGGTCAAGATCTTGGCGAAGACGAAACAGATTATGATGAGGAGTACGAAGAAGAATATTCTGAGGATGAAATTCAGAATGAAAGTTCTGGTTCTGCCGGTGGAGAAACTTCCAGAACACAACGTTCATTCGATAGTGCCTCTCAACAATTAACAAATAAATATTTTTCCAACCCTCGATATGTTGAAATTCCAGAAAAAGTAAATCTCGAAAATTACATAGTTGATTGGAGTGAACTCCATAACTGGATTGATACTTATCGCGAACAGTTTTTAAATTGCGATAATTCTCAGTGGGATCGATCTGATTCATATGAATTTGTGGATCAATCATATAGTAAATTTAGAAAAGAATCTCAGAAAGAAGTCAACTATCTAGTAAAAGAATTTGAGTGTCGTAAATCTGCTGATGCATATGCTCGTTCAGGTCAATCTAAAACTGGTGTGTTAGACACTTCAAAGTTACATACTTTTATGTACAATGAAGATCTGTTTAAGAAAGTAACTGTTGTTCCTGATGGTAAAAATCATGGTCTTTTGTTTGTTCTTGACTGGTCTGGTTCTATGGCAAACGAACTTCTGGATACTGTCAAGCAACTTCTTAATCTGACTGCATTCTGTAAAAAAGTGCAGATTCCTTTTGAAGTTTATGCTTTTACTAATGAGTGGTGTATTGCTAAAAGAGTTATGAGTGGAGAAGACACTGGATACTATTATTATTCTCCCAAAAACTATCGCGAATTGTGTAATGAAGGTGAAATATTTTTACATGAGGGGAGGTTTCACATGATGAATGTAATTTCTTCTAGGTCTAACTCTAAAAACTATGAGCGTATGTGCCTCAATCTTTTCCGAGAAGCATTTTATTTTACCAAGCACGTTACTTATCACAGCACTCCTGGTGTTGGACTTTCCGGAACTCCATTGAATGAAGCCATTGTCATGATGAATTACATCATTCCAAATTTTAAATTTGCAAATGATATACAAAAAGTAAATGTTTGTATTCTTACAGATGGAGAATCTTGCCAATCTGCTTATGGCAGAAAGTATTATGATGAAGTAAAGGAAGAAAATTATGTTCGTCCAACACGTGTAGATTACAATGTCATTCTTCGTGATCGTAAAACAGGTCGTGTGTATGCTATGAATGATGGATGGGGTGACATGACTAATACATTAATCAAGCAAGTTCGTGATCGTAACTGTGGAGTAAATGTTTTGGGATTTCGTATTATGCCTGGTTCTGCTCTTTCCAATTTTGTCTCTACATATGGAGATAGTTCTCAATATGAATTAGTTCAAAAGCAATGGAGAAAAACTAAGTCGGCTGTGATTCCTTTTCCGAAAAGTTACACTGCTCTCTATGCAATTAGTAATAATGCAATTGATACTGAAACTGAATTTGATGTTGAAAGTGGTGCAAAGAAAGGAGAAATTTCTAGAGCGTTTAAAAAAATGCTCAAAAGTAAATCAACAAATAAAAAACTTCTCAACTCTTTTGTGGAGCATGTCGCTTGACAAACCGTCCACTCTGCCCCTGACTCTACCCCACTCTACCCTATAATAACTACATCAACGAAACGCACCATGCCTGCTAAGTCCGATCTTACCACCACACAACTTACTTCTTATCTGTCTGATACCTACGGCAATGATATCAATGCCGAGCATGTTCGTGCTGCCTGTGATAACTTTGGCATTACCTATCCTACTGCTACTAAGCGTCTGCGTGATTTTTATGTCAAGCGTGGTACTTGGAACTTGACAGTACAAGAACATTTAGAACAAACTTATGAGGCACCTGCTGCTATGCCTGCAGTTGAACAAAATCTTATTCCTATAAAGGATGAGAATTTTGTTCCCTTTGGTAACTTTACTGATGTAAAAAAAGTTATCAGTTCCAAAATGTTTTATCCAGTGTTTATCACTGGTATGTCTGGTAATGGTAAAACTCTCTCGGTAGAACAAGCATGTGCTTCTCTAAATAGAGAACTCATTCGCGTAAACATCACCATTGAAACCGACGAGGATGATCTTATTGGTGGGTTCCGTCTTGTTAATGGCGAAACTGTTTGGCATAACGGTCCTGTCATTGAAGCTTTGGAGAGGGGAGCTATCCTTCTTCTAGATGAAGTTGACTTAGCATCTAATAAAATTTTATGCCTTCAATCTGTTTTAGAAGGTAAGGGTGTCTTCTTAAAGAAAACTGGTCGTTACGTAAACCCTAAATCTGGATTCAATGTTATTGCAACTGCAAATACTAAAGGTAAAGGCAGCGATGACGGTCGCTTTATTGGAACTAACGTTCTCAACGAAGCCTTCCTTGAGCGTTTTGCCTTAACATTTGAGCAGGAGTATCCTACCCCTGCTACTGAAACTAAAATTCTTCTTCGTGTTGCTGCATCAGTTGGAAAGCACGATGAAGAGTTCTGCACTAACCTCTCTAACTGGGCAGACATCATTCGCAAAACATTTGCTGATGGTGGTATTGATGAGGTGATTAGCACCCGTCGTCTGGTTCATATTATGCGAGCATATGCTATCTGGGGTGATCGTATGAAGGCGATCAAGGTTTGTATCAATCGTTTTGATGATGAAACAAAACAATCATTTGCAGAATTGTATGATAAAATTGATGCCAATATTACTATGGAGGAAGATGATGTTTGAAATAGGAGATTGTAACTTCATTGGCAGTGTCATTCACATCAGTGGTCAAGGCGCTGCTAGAGTTTCTAATGTAGCAGGTGATGTTATTACTGTTATTAACCTTGACGGAGAAAGTCAAGAGTGCTATTATAAAGATATTGATTACGTATGCATACCGTGAAAAAATACAATGAAGATGCTCTTCTAAAAGAGCTGAGTGATTACATTGCTGGAACTTATGGACAACACTATTCTGCTGGTAACGACAGCATTCAAACGTTAGATCTAATTGAAGCATGTGGAGACGCTGAGGCATTCTGCCGTAGCAACATCCTGAAGTATGCTTCACGCTATGATCGTAAAGGCACTGCCCGTCGTGATATCATTAAGATCCTTCACTACGCACTGCTGTTGCTACATTTTTCCGACAAATCTCAAATTACTGAGGAGTACCCTAATCGACGAGTAAAGTTATTCTTTCTAGAAAAACCCTAGATGTTCTTAAAAACTTCAGCACTATCAATTCCTCTATTGTCTTCCGTAAAGGATCCACGGTTAGAACTATCTCTAATGCAGAAAACATCCTCGCAAAGTTTACTGGCGAAGAAGTATTTCCTTCTGACTTCGCAATTTATGATCTCAGTCAGTTTCTTAGCGGTATCAGTCTCTTTAATGACCCTCAGCTCGAGTTCACCTCTTCTGATTTTGTTAGCATTAGGGGCGGTAGGCAATCTGCTAAGTATTACTTTTCGGATCCGGAGATTACGCTAAAGAGTGCGCCAGAAAAAAATGTAAAGTTTCCTGGTGCAGATCTTCAGTTCAACTTGACTGGTGATGATCTGGTTGCGCTTCAGAAAGCATCTGCTGTTTACAGCCTACCTGATCTTACCTTCCAATCAATGGAAGGTCATGATGAGATTAAACTTATCCTCAGGGACAAAGAGAATGATACCAGTAATACTTACGATATCACCGTGGCAGGTTGCTGTACTGGCACCTATTCTTTGGATCTTAAGATTGAAAACATTCGTGTTCTCCCTGGTGACTACACCGTTAAAGTATCCGAACATCTAATTTCTGAGTGGACTAGTTCTTATGTAGATCTTACCTACTATGTTGCACTAGAACCTTGAGACATATCCTTTTTACACTTAAGGGGTGTAATATTGATCTCTTAAATGACGAAGAGTTCATCCGAGATATTGTTTACAATACATCTAGAAAATGTAAGTCAACTCTGCTAGCAATCAATTCACATAGGTTTGAACCACAAGGTGTTACTTGTGTTGCCATGTTAGCAGAAAGTCATATTAGTATTCACACTTGGCCAGAGAAAGGTATGGCAGTATGCGATATCTTTACCTGTGGTGAGCATACCAAACCCAAAAAAGGTATGGAGTATATGGAAATGATGTTTAGTGCCACTAAAGTTATTTCAAAATCTTTTAGTAGACCTTTAGAATGACTAGAATTGATGTCCCAATGAGAATAGTGGGCAGTGTCCTAGTGATTACTGCTTATTTTACTATCGTTCATATCAATACAACACTTGGTGTAGTAATCCAAATGGTGGGAGATAGTATTTCAATTCCTTACTTCATAAGGACAAAATCTTGGGACATAGTTATCATGGTTACATTCCTCTTAGTGATCTCTGTATCACATTTGCTATGAATATCTTTGTTACTGACGAGTCACCTTATAAATCCGCACGGGTTCTACCAGATAAGCACATCGTCAAGATGCCCCTGGAGACCTGCCAGATGCTCTCTATAGTCGCCTCAGATAAGTGGGGACATGGTTATGGTACATTGCCTAAGAAAGACGGTACACCCTATGCTACGGACAAGGGAGCATTCCGCAATCATCCTTGTACCAAGTGGGCAAACGAATCTACAGCAAACGCCAGATGGTTGCTTGCTCATGGTATAGAATTATGTGAAGAGTATCTTACTAGATATGGAAAAATCCATACTTGTTACTCTGCTCTCTTTGCTGCTGATGAAATTATCCCTTATGTAAAATGGGATAAGCATACTCCTTTTGTCCGTGCAATGCCTGAGGAGTACAAATTTGACGATAGTATTACTACTATAGAAGCATACAAGATGTACATTTCATCTAAACCATGGGTAGCATCTAACTACCTACGACTACCAAACCGTAAACCTGATTGGATTTGATTGTGACTATTGATTATGACAGGCAAGTTGAGGTGCCATATGAAATTCTTGAGTATTGCGACTCTTTTACCCTTGATGCTGAACGTAATGATTTACGCTATATTGATTGTGTTTACATGAACATGGGTGAGTATGGTAATGATCCAGAACAACTCAGAGAAATGAGACAACGCATCCGTCCTATTTTTGAATAATTTATTATGAGCAAAGAATTTTTGTGGGTGGAGAAATACCGTCCAAGTATTGTTGAGGACTGTATCCTTCCTGCTAGTATCAAGGAAGTGTTTCAGGGTTTTGTCAACCAGGGAGAACTACCTAACCTGCTGCTGAGTGGCACTGCTGGTGTGGGTAAGACAACCATCGCTAAGGCGCTGTGTGAGGAGATTGGTGCCTCTTATATCGTGATCAATGGATCTGATGAGGGACGCTTCCTAGACACCGTGAGGAACCGTGTGAGGCAGTTTGCTACAACGGTCTCTCTGACCTCTGGAGCGTCTCACAAGGTGGTCATCATTGATGAGGCAGACAACACCACTAGTGATGTGCAACTGTCTCTCAGGACTGCTGTGGAGGAGTTTCATAGCAACTGTCGTTTCATCTTTACCTGCAACTTCATCAATAAGATTATCGAACCGTTGCACTCACGTTGCACGGTTGTTGATTTTAGAATCAAACCTGAACAAGCAGTAAAACTTCAAGGTGAGTTTTTTACTCGTCTCCAAACTATTCTTACTAATGAGAATGTAGAGTATGAAGATAAAGTTCTCGCTAAAATTACTAAGCGTTATTATCCTGACTGGAGGCGTCTTATTAATGAGTGCCAACGCT